TCGCGCACCACACGTGCTTGCGTGTACGGGAGCGAACTGTCGTCGATCGCTTGGTAATGTTTGATCGGCATCGTCGCGGCGACCGAGGCCACTTTGTCCGTCGAGCCCTGCGTCGTCTGCGGGCTCACCGGCGTGAGGAGGTGTACGACCGACGAGAGATTGCATTCCGTCACGAACGCAGCACGGAACTCATAGCGGTACGCGCCGAGGTACTCGAGACAGGTATTCCCGCCGAGCGACCAGCCGGTACAGAAGCGGCGCGTCGCGTCGACGTTCCACTCCCGCTCAACCGCTGACATCACCGCGGCGAAGAGTGGGAATCCCCAGTAGCGACCGGCCGCGCCGATCGACGTCACGCCGTCCGAGGGCTGAAACTGCGGATACTGAATCGCGACCAGAATCGTTGGCCACGTCGCCTGCGTGTACGTGCCCGCGAGATTGTTCACCGAGAGCGCTTTCGCCAGCCCACCGCCGAGCTGCGACGTATTGTCCGTTCCGCGCGCCCCGCTATCTGGCCACTGATACACGATCCGGTGCGGCGTGCGACTCGAGTAGCCGGCCGGGATGAACACCTTGAACGCGCACGTCTTCGGGGACGCTTCCGTCAACGGGATGAACGAATCGGAGGTGCGCGCGTACCACACCGGCCCGCCTGGACCGGTGTAGTTCGCGGACTTCGGGCCGCGCTGGCGGAGGAGCAAGTGCGGCATCGGCGGACTAATCCACCGCCGCGCCACTCAGGGTGATGATCCCCGAGGCGCTCATGGTGACGGTGAGCGTGTTGCCGGTCGTCGCCGTCACGTCGGCCGGCGTCGTGTCGAGCAGGCAGACCGCGAACAGCGGCTTCACGATGGTGTTGACCGTGGCGTTCTTGTAGATCACGCCGAACCGGGCGACGATGGATCCACCGGCGGCGGTCCAGACCGGGTCGTTCGAGTCGAACGTGGCCGTGCCGGCCGCCTGCGTCCACGTCGGCGTGAGCGCGAGACCGCCCGTGGTGTAGCCGTTCGCGTTGGCGTGCTCGTTCGTGAGATCACCGTACACGTCGTTCGTGCCGCCGAGCGTGTTCGCGTTCGAGGTCGAGAGGAAGAGGGCGAGCTTCCAGTTCGTGTTGTCGTCGAGGTCGAACGTCCCGTCAGCCAGATAGAGCTTCGCGCTCTCGTACAGCTTCCATTTTCCTGCGGCCATGATCGGACTCCGAGAAGGGGGAGTGGAGTGAGAGGGTCCTAGATCGTCCCGTCGTCCGGGATCTGCGGTGCATCTGGCGCGACGTCCCCGCGGTGGCTCGCGCGCGGCAGGAGGAGATGCGGGCTATCTCCCATCGCGTCCCGTCCGATCAGGTTGACGTCGAACTCGTAGGGGATCCCCGGCACGCGGTCGGAGACGATCGCTGCGTGCTGGCGCATCTGCACTCCGCGCACCGCCGGGAACTCGTCGCGATTGAGATTGTAGGCCGACCAGTAGCGCCGGAACTTCAATCGGTGATAGAGCTCCGTCGCCGTGAGCCCGCACGAGTCGCCGACGTAGAGTCCCGGCGAGTAGCCACCGCTCCGCGCCGCGCCGTACCACGCGTTGCAGAAGGCGATCACGTCCGCGTGGGGCACTCCTTTGGCCACGCCCTCCAGATCGCACCAGAGCGTGCACCCGGCACTGACGCCTGCCTCATTCGCCTCCAACGCCGCGGTCTCGCCGTAGAGCCGCCCGAGCCCCGCGGTTGGCACCCAGCCAGGTGGCGCAACATGCTGCACGACCATGACGCCGAGTCCCGCGCGCAGTAGATCGGCGAGCTCGCGCACGGTCATGTCATACGCGTGGTGCTGCGCGCGGCGCACGTAGCGAATGGCGAAGCGATACCCGGCGTCGTAGAACCGGCGGGCCGCGTCGGCCGTGACGGTGGTGTTGCAGTCAAACCCTTTGGTCCCAGCGGGCAGATGACCGAGCATCGCTAGTCCTCGTTGTGCGGGGGACGGTAGAGCCGTCGCGGAGGCTCCTCGAGCGGATCGGCCGCCCCGAACGCCGCCGTGCGCGCGGCCGTCTGCTCGGCGACCTTGATCGCGCGTGCTTCGACCTTGCCTTCCGCGGCGAGGTGCGAGCTCGCGGTGTCGGCGGGGTTGAGCTTTTTGTCGAGCGTGCGGTGCGTGAGGAAATAGGTCCCGAGGACGCCGACCATCGTGTTCAGTCCGTCGATCAGGTAGTCGCGCACCTCGTCCGGCACGGTGACGCCGTAGCGGAGCGCGGCTTGCCCGACGAGCCAGCCGACGAGCAGGCCGATGCCACGGGAGAGAAAGGGGCGGAGGGCGTCCATGAGTCGAGAGGGTGAGTCGGAGTGGTGAGTCATGCGTGCCGCCGATCCGGCGGGCCGACGCGCCGGTTCGGATACTCGCGGATCTCGACGCCGGCCTTCCGCTGCAATGCGTTGATGTCCTCTTCGATGATGGCGAAGCTCCAGACGTGCGATTGCGACTCGCCCGCATACTCCTCGAGCTTCTTCTCGATCTTGTCGACCGACGTCACGAGATCACCGAACTGCTTCGAGACGCGGCCGAGGAAGTAGAAGCCGCGGCCGATCAGGAGCGCGAACGGCGCCGAGAGGATCACGCCGAGCGTCTTCGCCGCGATCACGATCGGATCGTCCGGCCCGGAGAGGATCAGCATCATGGCGCGCGCCCCTGCGCCTGATTGAGTGCAACCGCCACGGCTTCGGTGGCGACGCAGTAGCCCTGGACGATCACGTGGGCGCCCGGCGTGACGGGGAGCGTGACCGTCGCGATGCGCGGCTCGGCCGCCGTGAAGTGCTCGTCACCCGCTAGGAGGCCGTCGGTGCGGAGCTGGTTGAGACGGACGGCGACCTGCTGCGCGGCCTCCGCCGTGCGGCACGACACGACGAATCGTGGCGCGTCTGACGCGGTGACGACGTCGTAGAGGTAGACCGGAAGATCGACGGTGGGCATGGGGTCCTTTGTTCCTAGCCTCGGCGCACGCGCGCGGTGACAAACCCGGCGCCGACGTCCACCGCGCCTCCGGTGGGGTTCTGCTGGTACACGGTCACGGTCCCCGCGACGAGCACTTCGCCCCAGATGCGCGTGCCGAGGAGCGGGATGCTGAACGTGACGTCAACGAAGTCGCCAACGAGACAGTCCAAGAGCGGCACCGTCGTCGACTGCACCGCGCCTGCCGCCAGGTTCGGCGGGTTCCAGGAGGCCGATCCCACGAGCCACGTGTTGTCCGACTCGACGATCGTCGTGGTGGAGGTGCGGCTGATCGTCGTCCCGGCTGGCGCTTGGCACCCTCTCGCCTGGAAGCGATTGGAGCTGAGCACGGCAATGCCGTTCGTGGGGGTGCCGAGCAGTTGCACGCTGTCCAGCGTCACATCCCGCACGCCCGAGGCGTAGAGGTGTTGGCCACCGACTGCGCTCGTGTCGAGCACCGATCCGGGGAGCAGGTGGATGTCGAGGGTGGGCGAGGCGTTCGCGTAGATCGCGCCGACCGCGCTGTTCTTGATGTTCGCGCGGATGCTCACCTTTCCCTTGCAGCCCGTGCCGAACGCGATCGGGGAGTCGGCATTGCTGACGCCCGTCGAATCGCTCGCGACCACGTCGAAGTGCCCGCCGTCGATGTAGTCCGTGGAGATCGCCTGCAAACAGCCCCGCGCAATCACCGTGAGGCGAGGATTCCGGATCTCGGAACCTGAGGCGCCGACGACCTGCACGAGCGGGCCCGCAGTGAAGCCGGTCCCCTTGACGTGCACGGTCGGGTCGGGGAAATCTCCGGTCACCGAATGCACGCCGGCGCCGATCTGCACCGCGGCCGCCCCGAAGTTGTGGTCCTGCCCGACGACCGTCGCCTCGACGTGCACGCGCCCGCCATTGGCGAGCTTCACGAGCGAGTGCGTGATATTCCGACCGACAATCCCAGCGATCGTGAGGTCGTTGCCGTAGTTGTACACGTCGATGCAGCCGAGCGGGTTCGCGCCGGCCGATTTGTGGCCGTACCGCTCGAAGTAGAGGTTTTCGATCGTGCCGGAGAGCGTCTGCACGCTCGTGCCCTGGAGTCCGAGCCCGGAGGGCGCGCGACTCGGAATCGCCGGGACGCCCTGGATGAAGCGCCCATCGCCGATATCGACGGAGCCGGTGAGGCTCGGCAGGTACGCGAGCGCGGCGCCCCCGGCAAGGAGCGCGTCGGACGTCTCGGCCACGTCGGTCACGGTGAACCCACGCGCGCGGAAGAAGGGAATGTTCGTTCCGTAGATCGCGCGCCCGGTAAAGCTCATGAAATCCACGTCCTCGAAGAGGAGCGGCGCGTCGCTGAACTGCACGAGATCCTTCACGCCCGATCCCTGGCTCGCCCGGTACCCATCCAGCGAGAGATTCCGGAACGCGAGAAACGCAGAGGCGACCGATGCCGCGCCCTTGAAGAGGGCCGACGTGCCGGCGGGCTTGAACAGCAGGACCGAATCGGGGCCAGCGCCCTCGAAGATCAGCGGGGAGGTCAGCGTGGAGAGCGACGTCCAGTCAAGCCGGTACCGCCCCGGTGGGATGAACACGCGGAGCCCGCGCGTCGCGCGTCGAGCCACAGCGCTCACGAACGCCCCGGTGTCGTCCGCGAGGTCGTCGCCCCTGGCCCCATGCTCGCTGTCGCGCACGTTGATGACCGGGATGACCCGATCCAACTCCTTGAGCGGCAGCGTGCGATCCGAGGCCGAATCGTACCCAAACAGCGACGAGGTGGACTCCGACGCGCGCACCGCGGTCGTCGGGATGCGGGAGATCACGGCCGCCCGTGAAGGGGGCACACCGACGGCGACACTCGTCGAGGGCGCGGTCGTTGGATCGGCCGGGGCGAAGGTGACGGCTGAGTTGAGATTGAGTGAGATCTTCGTGGGGCTGAGACTGCTCGTCCGGATCTCGGTGCTCGACGGGAGCGTCGCGGCTGCCGCTGTCAGTTCGACATAGGCCGCCTCGATCGGGACCGACTGCGTCAGCTCGACCGTGGTACTCCCCACCGGCACGAGCCCCACACTCTCGAGCCCCCCACTCTCCAGCGACGTCAGGAGCGTCGGACGGTTGGCGAGCGTGAGCGTCGTGTTCGTCGCGTCCAGCAGATCGCGCGCGAACGCGAGCACGCGCACCGTCACGTCATTGCCGTACTCGATGTCGGCCGCGCGCGCGTTCGCCCCCAGCGTCGGGGCGAGACGGCTGTACTCGGTCGAGAACGCGCGGGCGAGGTCGAGGATGCCGAACGTGTAGAACAGGGGCGGCGAGGCGACGAGCCGGAGCTGGTTGTTCGCCGCCTGCAACAGCCCATTCGCGTCGCCGAACTCCATCGCCGCGGTCGGACACTTGGCGAACGGGAACATCTCGACGACGTCGAGGTACCCAGCGGGCGAATTGGCACCCGAGTTGACCGCACCGAAGTGCGGCTCGAACACGCCCACGACCCCGTAAGGCGCGTCCGTCCCGTCGAGCGAGATGTTCTCGACTTTGAGCTCCACCCACGTCCCGATGTCGACCGCGGTCTCGGCGCCGGTGCCGGTGAGGGGCGAGACCAGGACGGAGCCGAGCGAGGCGCCAAGTGCCCCGGCGGCCGTGAGCGCGTACACGGAGAAGCGGGCCAGCGAGCCCGGATCCGCGAAGGCGGAGAAGTAGACCCACGCGCGGGCCGAGAGACTCCCTGTGTTCGGATAGGCGGTCGGCGTGATGATCTTGTACGCCGCGACCCCGGCGCTTCCCAACACCGCGAATTGCCACGAGTAGCCGCCGTAGCGGGTAAATGCGGCGCTGCTGTTGCGTGCGATGCTCGCCGGGCCGCCGCTGGTGAGCACCGCCGACCAGCCATCCGGCGGGCTCGCTGGCGTCGTCCAGGTGCGCATCCACGCGTTGGGGATCAGTTGCGCGATCCCCGCCTGTGGCTTCGCCAACTCCATCGCCTTCACGCCGTACCCGATCGGATCGGCCTGGACATACGTCGGGTGATCGACGAATGAGGGGACCTCGCCCGCGCCGTCGAGCTGGATGAACTCGACGAAGTGCGCGGTCGTCACCCCGGCGATCGAGGCCACGGTGATGACGTCCGTCGCGGCTACACTGGCCGAGATGCGCGTGGTGAGCACGATCGTGCCACCGCTCGACGCGCTCCACACGCGCGCGTACCAATCGACGTACTGGCTGTCCACTGCGATCGGGACCGAGACGCCCATCGTGATCGTCCCGCCGCCCACCGCGCTGATCGCGTACCGGGTCGTCGTGGTCCGTGTGTTCGTGCTCGGCTCGGTCAGCCGGAACTCGACGTCTTCGTCTGCCGCGATCGTCGAGACGCCGCCGCCCAGCGTGACCGTCCCCGCCGCCGCACTGCTCGCGGTGATCGGGAACGTCCGCCCCGTCTTCACGCGGAGCAGGTACTGGCCAACGAACTGATTGTCGAAGGCGATGGGCGACGCTCCGCCGTTCCGGTCCGTAAGGGCGATCGTCGTGCCGGACGGTGCCCCAACCCGCCACCGCGAGACGCCCCACACGCCAGGCAGTCCCGCCGGATCTCCGCCGCCGCGCACGAGCACGCGCGTCGCCTGCAACGTCGGGTCGGACTTCCGCGTCAGCGTCTTGAGGCTCGTCGACGGATGGAAGACGGGGGTATTCCCCGAGGCGCCGATCTGCGTGACCAGGTCGAGCTTGTAGTCGGTCGTCCCGTTCCGCCGGAGTTGCACCTCGCACGAGATGTCCACGCTGCGCAGCGCGTCGCGGACCGCGAGGGCCAACCCGCCCGGCGTGAGGCGCGAGACGGACAGGCTCGGCAGCACATACGTCGGGTCCACCGTGCCGAGCGTGACGTAGCTCGGACAGTTTGGAATGACGTAGGCGGAGAAGATCGACGACGCCGTCCGCTCGGTGATCTCGTAGTCGAAGTTGCGCACGCGGCCCGAGACGTCGGACACCCAGCCCATGCCGAGCGCCGAATCCGCCCGCTCGACGAGATCGAGCCAGAGCGGCACGCCCTCCACGGTGATGAGCCCACCTTCCCCACGGCCGGAGACGTCCGGCCCGACGCGCCACTCGTCGAACGAGCCGTCGCTCCACACGACCGTGAGCACGCGCCCCGCGCGGATCTGCGCCGCGAACGCGCGCACCGCCCCCGTCGCGTCAAGGCGCGAGAACTTGAGGGTCAGCGACTCTCGTTCCTCGATCGCGTGCACGTCACTCGCGCTCGACAGGTCGCCGGGATACAGCACGCCGTACAGGACTTGGACGCCTTGGCAGCTCAGTCGATCAGTGAGCGAGATATTCACGAGGGACTTCATCAGCCCACCCGCATGTACGCGAGCGTCTGCACGCCGAGCGCGATCCGCAGGCTGTAGAACGCCGCGAAGCCGACCGAGGGTGCCCCGGTGTAGGTGTTCAGGGTGAGCGTCGTCGCGCCGAATGGACTCGTGCCGATCACGGCAACCGGACTTGCGGCCGGGGAGGTCTCAACCCCGCCATTGATCGTGAGACCGAAGCCCGCCGATCCCGCGGCGGAGAGCGTGACGCGGTCCTCGACCTGGTCGCCGTACACCGGCCCAGTGATCGCGCCCGTGACCTGCTGCGTCGTCCCGTTGTGCCACGAGGCTCCGGCTGTCGTCGCGCTCGCGCGATAGGACAGGAGGGACGGGCCAGGGCTGAGTGCACCCACCTCGAACGCGCCGCCAGACACCGCCTGCGTGCCGAGCTCCCGGTACCGCGCATACACCGTCATGGCCGCCGGGAGCGCGAGATACGGGAACGAGAGACTATCCGCCGCGCGCGCGACGGCCACCGTCGTTGTTGGGATCGGCGACGACGCGTTGAGCCCGGTTTCGTTCTGCACGTAGTCCACCGCGATCGCGTCCCCGCTCGTGACGAGCCGGAACCCGACCGTGGGATTCGCCAACGTCTGCGACGGAATCCGCACCCGGCTCCACGATGACGTCACCGTCACGGCGGTCCACGTCGCGCCGTTGTCCGTGGTCATGTTCACCACACCCGAGCCGGTGACGCGCTTCACATACGCGCTCTGATACCGGGCCGACGAGGCGAGCGTGATCGCCTGCAGACACGTGCCGTTGCCCGCCGTGGCAGTCAGGAGCGAGGCACTGGCGGCCTGCCCATCGACGCCGAGTTGCGTCTTGGCCGCGGTGCAATTCGTCTTCGTCCACGCCGCGTTCGTGAGGTCGCGCGACCAGAGCACGACGTTCGTGCGTGCCCCTTCCAACAGCACACCCGGCGTCATGAGCCCCGACACCGGATCGAGCGTCCACTCGAACGCGGGGAGTGAGTGCGCGATGACCGAGGCCACGCCATTCGCGTCGAGCGCGACCTTAGTGGCCGCCCGCGTGAACGTCGCCGCCTGCCCCGTGACGGCGTCCAACGCTTGCTCGGACGCACAGAGACAGCGCGACGCATCGAACTCGAACAGGAAGCGCGAGCGGCGCGTGGCCGAGGGGAGGAGGACGGTCATCGCGTCCTCATGCGGCACGCCTCGTGTACGTGATCCGCCCGACCGGCGTCCCGCTCGACGCCGACAGTTCGACCGTCGGATACGCGCCCGCTTCCGGGTTTGCGTCGTAGGGCCGGAGGAGGGGATAGTCGCCCGAGCCGATCGGCCAGTAGCCGGCGACCATCGCATCCGTGATGACGCCCGCCGTGACGAGCGAGACCAGCGTCCGCGCGGCGTCGATCCGGAGCGCTGCGGTCGACCCGAGGGAGACCGTGAACGACATCGTCTGCACGATCGACCCGGCAGCGTTCCGCACGGTGATGACCGGATTCGTGAGCGCCGCGCCTCCCCCGTGCACGACGACCACCGGCTTGGACTCGGCCGTCCAGATCGGACACGCGACCCGCGTCGTGGAGAGGGCGTAGCCATCCGGCTGGAGTCTCAGCGCGACGCCGTCCTTGATCGTGAAGGAGAGCGTGACTTTGATGTTGCCGTCCGCGATCCCCTGCACGTCGAGCGCGCCGTCGAAGCTCGTGCAGACCGAGAGGCAGTAGCGATCCGTCGCGTAGATGGTGCGCACGGCGACCTCGCCACCGGTGGACACCACACCGCGCAGCGCGTCGAGTGCGGCCAGCGCGGCGACGCTCGACGCAAGCCGGATCGTGCCGACGATCGTTGCGGTGCCCGAGCGGCGACGTAGGAGTCGCGGATCCAGGATCGCGCCCGACATCTCGGGGCCGTCGAGGAACGGCACATCGCGCGGGGCTCCCGCGAGCATGCCAGGCCACCCGGCCATCTCAGACACGACGAGCCCGAAGTCCGTGAGGACGTCGCGATCGTTGAGGAAAAGAATGCCGGAGAGCGCCATCAGCGGGCCGGCTCTTCAGGGCACGGCGGCAATGGAAGCCACTGCCCCTCAACCGCGCACCGAAAGACGAGTCCCCAACGCGCGAAGCCCTCCGCGCCTATGCTCGGATCGCTCTTGTAGACCAGCTCCGACATGATGCACGCGACGTCCTCGCGATCGTCCGCGCTCAACGCATGGTGCTCGTAGATCGGCAGGACGTCGGCCGAGGAGACGGGCTCGCCCGCGATATGCTGGCGGAGCAGCAGCGCGACGAGGTCTTGCATCGCATCGACCCGCGGAGAGTTCGCCGTCATCAGCGCCGCACCGCGCCGTTGCGGATCGTCGTCTGCGTGCGGAGCGTGCCGAGCCCCGCGTTCACGCCGTCGAGGATCACATCCACGACGTCGCGATACTCCGCCTCGGTCAGCTTCGCCGAGAAGTCGAAGCGGTTGTGAATGACCACACCACCACCACTCCCGCCGCCTCCGCGCGTGTTCCGCTCGATTTTGTCGAGGTAGGTGTTCGAGGCGCGGTGGAGATCCACCATCATCAGCGCCGTCTGCTGATTCACAGACGACGACACGGACGAGAGTGCCTGCATCGCACCGGCCGCACTGGCCCGTCCGCCAGCCGCGCCGCCGGTGCTCGCCGCGTTGATGCGTTCGAAGTCTCGAATCCACTGCGAGACGTGGTCGTTCATCGCCTTCTGCTCCGGCGTCAGTTGCCCGCCCAGCGTCCACGGCGTGAACAGCGCACGGACCTCCTCCTTGGTCATTCCGCCGAATCCAAAGTTCTGCGTCTCCATCGCGAAGGCATCGCTTGGATTCATCCCGAACACGTCCGCTTGCTGTGCGATCCAGTCGGTGCCCTGATTGATGACGTCCTGCGTGTGCTGCCATGCCGCGCGCGCGTCCTCCGCTGCATCGGCTGCGATCCGGGCGGTGATGGCGATCGGATCGATCGTGTCGCCCATCGACTTGATGAGCGCCTCCATGCCCCGGCGATGATTCTCGGCCATCTCCATCTGCTGCGCGTCCCACGTCTTCCCTTCGGCGGTGAGCTGCCGGATCGTGTCGCTCACGATCGAGACGCGGGCCGCCTCGATCTCGTCTTTCTTGATCGCCGCCTCACGAGCGTCCTTCTCCGCCGTCAGGACGACCCCGAGGGCATTCGCGTAGGCGATCCCGGACGCCGTGGTATCCTTGAGCGCCGCCGCCATCTCGCGCTGCTGCGCGAGCGCGAACGCGCGCGCATGGGCCTCGGCGGTGTGGCCCTGCGCGGTGAGCAAGCGCACATGGAGGTCCTCCTGCGCGGCACGGCGCACGGCCTCGGCCTCCGCCTGGAGCTGCGCAATGCGCCGCGCCTCGAGACCGTTCAGGTCCGCCAGCACCGCGTTGCGCTTGGCCACCTGCGCGCTTCCCGATCCGCCGCCTGCATAGGCGTCTTCCGTCTGCTTGCGCAGCGCGTCGAACTTCGCCTTCTCGGATGCGAGGGCCGCTCCGAGCGAGTCGCCCGCGAGCTCCGCACGGATCCCGGCGATCGAGGCCGCGAGCGCCTTCTGCAGATCGCCCATGCGCGCGGCCGCTTCTTTCGCCGCCTTGCCGGCGCCGATGATCCCCATCGTGAAGCCTGCGACGGCTCCGACCGCAGAACCGACCGGGCCGAACGCGGAGCCAGCGAGCGCGCCAGCCGCCGCACCGCCCAACGCACCGCGCGCCGCGTTGCCGGCGCCGCCGTGCGCGTCGCTGTAGGCGGACTGGCCTACGCCATAGCCGGCGAACCCGCCCGCAAGCGCTGCGCTCCCGGTCTTGAGCGCGCCGTAGCCGAATCCACTGGCTTCGCCGTCCTTCTTCATCTTCACCATCATCTCAGTGAAGAGCGAGTAGACCGACTCGAAGAACGACCGATACGACGTCAGGCCGTGCGCCGTGATGTGCTCAATGCCACGGAGCCACGCTTTGTGCATGTCGTCGCGGGACTTCTCCTCCTCGTTGAAGGTGCGGACCGTGGCATCGAGAGCGGCCTGGTAGGCGCGCTGCGCGGCGGTGCCCTGCTCGTTGAACTGCTGGATGGCAATGGCGCGCGCATCATTCGCGAGCTTCTGGGCGTCCGTCTCGTCGAGCGTGGCGCGCTCGAGATCCCGGACGGCGGTCACGCGCTGAACAGTGCTGTCGTATTCCTGCTGTGCGGTTGCGACCTGCGCCTCTGTCGCACGGATCGTCTTCTCGGCAAAGTCGAGGCGCGCCGCGTAGAGCGCGTTCTCGGCGGCGAGGTCGATCTTTCGCCGTGCGGCCGCGTCGTCGCTCAGTTTCGCGAGCTCGAGCTCCTGTTGCGCCGCGCGCACCGCATCGCTATTCCCGCGCTGGGTCCCGCGAAGGCGCGTCTCGCGTTCCCGCTGATCGGCGAGAAGCGCCTGCGCCTCCTTCTGTCGGAGGATGCCGTCGGTGAGCGCATTGAGCGCAGCCAACTCGGCACCCTTGTGCTCCTTCGCATCCTTCGACTTCTGGAGCATCGCGTCATAGCGCAGCCCGATGAGCTGCAGCGCGAGGTCGCTCTGCCCGTAGGCGGCGTTGAGTGCGGCGAGCTTTCCGAGTTCCTCCGTCCGCTCCTGCTGGAGCGCGGCGAACTTCCGCTGGGCCTCGGTCGCCGCGTCCGCGGTCGCCTTGGTCGCGGCGGCATGTTTGTGCGCGGTATCCAGCGCGCTCTCGGTCGCCTGCCGCTGCGCGTCTGTCTGCTCAGCGGCCTTCATCGTCCGGTCGATGTACCAGTCGAGTGCCGCGTTGAACGCTGTCGCGGCGATGAGGGCCACACCAATCGGGCCACCGAGCAGGGCCATCGCACCGGAGAGCGCGGAGGTCGCGCCGGCCCACGCGCGCGTGGCCAGTGAGGTCGCGAGCATCACCTCCCCCTGGCGTGCGACAGCGAGCGTGGTGGCGGTGGTCGTCTCCGCGACGCGGGCCTCCGTGGCCGAGACTTGCGCGAGGACTTGCGCGTGGCGCTGCTCGAGGGCCGTGACGTTCGTCAGGGCAACCGCCTCTGCCTCGAGCGCGGCCGTGCGGAGGACGATGGCCTTCGCGCGCTGCGACTCAAGCTCCTTCTGCGCGTAGTAGCTCGACGCCGACCCCGTGCTACCCGTGTTGATCGGCGTCACGGGGAAGACCGCCGCGCGCGCGGCGTTGGCTGCCGCGGCCACCTGGCGCTCCTTCTCAAGCGCGATCAGCCGAAGGATCTCCGCTTCCTCGGCCCGCAAGGCGCTCACGACCGCGGAGGACGAGGCGGTTTGCTGTTTCGCGGTGGCGACCGCGGCCGCGGCCATCTCGCGCTGCGCGGTGAGGCTCGCGCCCATCACGCTCACCGAGTCCATCCCCGCCGCCGCCGTTTTCGCGAAGCCCGCGACGACGCGGCCGATGAATACGGTGGCGAGCAGCTCGGCGCCGGTGACCAACGTGCCGATATGCTTCGAAAGTCCCGAGATCGCACCAGCCAGCGTCTCGGAGATGCCGCTCGCCTGGCTCGTCGTGCCGACGTAGAGCAGCATCGCGTTGCGGGCCTGCGTGAGCGCGCCGCCCACGGTGAGCGGCATCTTCGCGAATTCGTCGCTGATCGCCTTGGCGCTCTTGAGCATCGCCTCGGCCAGCACACGGCTCGTGAGCTCGCCCTGCGCCGCCATGGCCCGGAGTTGGCCGATCGTCACGCCGAGCGACTCGGCCACCGCCTGCTGCAGCCGTGGCGCGTTTTCGGCGATGCTATTGAACTCGTCGCCGCGCAGCACGCCCGACGCCATCGCCTGACCCAGCTGCCGCACCGCGGCGCTCGTCTCCGAGGCGTTCGCACCGCTCACGAGGAATGACTGCGCGACGGTCTGGGTGATGCCGACGATCTCCTGCTGCGACAACCCGAGTGCCTTGGTCGAGCGCGCGAGCGACGAGTAGAGCGCGACATTGCTTTCGAGCCCCGTCCGCGTGGACTGCGAGACCGCGAACAGCTCGCGCTGGATGCGCGCGAGATTCTCGCCGCCTGTCGTGACGAGGGCGATCCGCGAATGAAGATTGGTGTACGCGTCGGCCAGCCCGAGCGCATCCCGCGCGTACTGAACCGCCTTGAATGCGGTGAATCCGGCAGCGAGCTGTGCGATCGTGGAATCCAGACTGCTCGCCCGCTTCGTCGTCTGTCCGAGTGCCGCGTCCATCTCGCGCGCCTGGATCTCCAGGAGCGCCATCCGGCGCGTGAGGCGCTGCGTGGACGCCTCTGTCTTCGCGCCCGCGACGGTCATCGAGTTGAGCGCCGTGGTCGCCTTGACCACCTCGCCGTTCTCGACTTTGATCCCCAGCGTGGCGAGTGTCGGGCCGGTCATTTCGGCGCCGTCGCGGCGAGGAACGCGCGGTCCTGCGCCTGGATCAGCGACACGAACTCCTCGAGCGCGTCGATCGAGTCCGCGTAGCCGTTTTCGTGCGCGTACTTGACGATCTCGCTATAGACGATCGCGTCCCAGCCGTTCATGTGCTGCCCGCGCGCGGACGAGAGGACGCCAAAGGCCGCCCGATAGGGGACCGCGATCGCCCACACATCGGGCGGCAGCAGATCCTCGGGCACCTCGACACCCTGCTCGGCCAGCGCGGCGGCGATCACGCTCCCTCGGCCACCGTGACGGAATCCCGCGACGATGGCGTCTCGGAGTTTTTTGCGATCGCGAGCACCTCGGCCTGGCGATAGTTGTTGTGCTTGGCCGCCTCCGCGAGCGCATCACGCCGCGTGTCGGGGAGCTGCGCCATGACGGCGCGCACCGCATCGACCGTGCAGGGTGTCGGCGTGCCGTCGTCGTTGGTCACGTTCCAGTCCAGGACGAGGACTTCGGCGAGCTTGTCGACATCGTTCTGGTCGATCACCTCGATCGGCGGGACGTTGTCGTTCAGGTAGAAGTTCCGCTGCTTCTTGAACCGGGCGATGTCCCACATCCGCGCCGCGTTCGAGGCGACGCTCCGGAGCCGGAGCTTGAGCGGTGCGGCGACATCAGGGACGATCAAGTCGGACCAGACGCCTTCTTCCTTGAGCGTCGGGTCGGACTGACCTTTCTTGAGCTGGGTAAGGCTGGGCATAGCGGGCGCACTCCACGTGCAAAAGGGGTGTCCAGCGCCTCCGCCGCGGTGCGCCCGTTCCTTCCCGCCTTCTAGGGGAAGTCATCACGGCACGACGAGGACGCTGAACGTGCTCCGGTCTCCTGGTCCTGCCACCGCGCGCGGCGCACGCACCCGCGGTGTCGATCAGCGCGCGCTTACGGGTAGTACTCTTCCAGGCGCTGCAGCGAGAACGAGTAGCCGAGCACCGAATGCGCGTGCGCGGTGAACGAGGGATCGAGCGTGCGATCGGTGTCGATGCCTGGGATGTTGGGATTGCCGCCGCCGTTGTAGATGATGCGGGGCATGTCGACGACGTAGGCGCGACTGTTCACCGGCGCACTGGTATCGACGATGCGCGTCGTGAACGAGCTCGGCGTCCGGGCGAGGATCTTCGTCCGGATGACATTGCTCGCGTAGTACATGCCGATCTTGGCCTCGGCCCGGAACGCGCCCGACGCGTCGTCCGCGTTGTACAGCGTGCCCACGACATCGCGGCGGCGCTTGCTGTTCTTCAGCGTGAGATCGAACGACGTCACTGCGGCCGAGAGGGCGAGGCCGTTTTCGGACACGATGCCCACGTTGGCCGAGGCGCTCATCACATCGTTCGTCGGCGCAGCGACGTCCGTGGCCCCAACCGCGCGCGTAGTTACGTTGGTGCCCTGTGCACCCATGAACTTCACGCTCGACTCGATCTGCGTGCGTGCCTTCACCGACAGCGTGAACTCGTCGGGAGCCATGCCGGACAGATAGTCGTATTCCGGCACCGTGAGATTCGGATACTGCTGCTCGTAGGTCCGCGTGGATTCGGTGCTCCCGTTCTTCAGCACATCGCCGAAGTACACGGTGATCGTCTTCGCCGCGCCCGCATCCACGCTCCAGCCGATCGGCAGGTTGTCGAGCGGAAGCGCCGTCGCGGTGATGGTGCCGTTGATGCGCGCCCATCCGTTGTTGGCGGTGGTGGCGAACTGCTCTCCAGCGACGGAGCCGCCGATTTTGATCCACTGCCCCTGCACCAAGCCCATATTCGTGAAGACGAGCGCCGTCGAGGCGAGGCCGGTAGCAGTGGCGGTGAGATCCGCCGCCGCACCGCGGAAGCCGACGACCTTGAGGCGCGCGGCAGCAACGGGCGCGGTATCAGCCACGGACGTGTTGCCGAGCGTGACCGACGTCGCCGTCGCGGCACTCGCGCGAAACAGTCCGTTGTTCCCGGCGGCCGTAAAGCCAGAGGCGCGCACGAGATGGCCGATCGCGAAGGCACCGAAGTGATAGTCGGTGTTGCCCGTGCCGGTCGTCAGAATGGAGTAGACGCCCGTGGTGACGGTGACGTCGGTGATCTCCGAGTCGGCCGTTCCATTGTTATCGCGCACCGGGGTGCGGACCCACAGCGACTGACAGGCGTCTTCGATGATGTCATCGGCGTTGCGCCACGACCACTCGAGCGGCAGGGATCCGCCGACGTCGATTCCGACGAGAATGGGCTCGCCCGGCATGCGGTCCGTGCGCAGTTCCTTGGATTCGACGAACTGCGGATCGATCATCAGCCCGCCGCCCGTGATGCGCAGATTGCGGAACACCGGGCTCGTCGGAATGACGCCGTAGGTCGTCTCCTTCTGCGAGTATCCGATCTTGGTGCCGTTGGTGTCACTCACTGGATAGTCCTCGGGTCATCGTGGAAATTCAGATGGCATTGATGGATTGAATCCGCAGCGGGATCGTGCACAGTTGCCCTGCGAATCCCGGCTCGCCCTGCAGCAATTGTCCGCCGTAGGGCGCGGCGTCGCTGCGGACCTCGATGACGTCGCCACTCGCGAGTACGATCTTGTCGCCGGGAGGGAAGGCGTTCACGACGGCGTCCGCGTATCGCGCGCTGGCCGTGATGCCCGAATTGCTTGGCACGTTGATGCGGGGGAGATACATCGGTTCTCCCGCGATGCGGCCGAGCGGCCCGATCGTGCGGAGACTCGCCGGCCCTCGGACGTATTGCTCGTCCACGTAGGGCACGCCGGGTTCCTTGATGAAGTCGGTATTCTCCCATGCCACGAACGACGGCAGCCCAACCACGAGCGAACGAGCGCCACTCGCGGCCTCTGCGACATTGGCTGGACGCGTCACCGTCCGGACGGCGCCGACGTAGGTGACGACGAGCATGGTGACCGTGAGAGCGAGCGGGGTCGCGTTCGTGATGACGCCGACGCCGTTGTTCACGGCATTCACGAAACCGCTTCCCCGAATCTCCATGCCTCGCGCGAAGCCATCGGCGACGAACGAACCGGTGTCCCGCGCGTAGCCGGTCGCCGTCGCAGACAACGAGGTCACTCCGGTCGTGCACACCACGAGCGCGGTGAGGCGGGCACGCGCGGTGAGCTGGACGTCGAGATGGTCGATCACGAAGCCCCCTGCCGCTTCGCCACCGTCTGGACGACGCGCGGAAAGGCCGCCACGGTGAGCTTCCACCCGTGGGGACCACCCGAGTTGAACTGGTGGCCCTTCGCGTTGTCCTCCACATCAATGGCGTAGGGCGACGTCGTGTAGATGAGCGCCGTGTTCGGGTCGGGATAGCTCACCGTGACGGAGTCACGCAGCGCACCGGCGCGCGCGAACTGGCCCGGCGCCACTGGCATTGCCGGCGCTCCCGTCAGCGCGGAGCCGACCTTGATCGACTCGCGCAGTTCGACGACGGTGCCCACGAAGACGGCCTCGCGCTGCTTCACTGTCGCCGTGGCGAACTGTTTGAGTTGGTCGGCGAAGCTCATCGGCTGTGCCTGATGCGCGCGGCGGTCTTGGTGCCGTTCATCGCCAGCGGCTCCACGTCCTTCACAGTCAGCGTCTCGCCGCCGAAGACAACGGTGGCGCCGAGCGGTGGCATCTGCCCAACCGTCGTCGGGCGAAAGAGGTGCGTTGGATTCTCGGACTGGACGAGACCGAGCGCGGCGTATGCCTCCGGATCACCGTCGATCTGCATCAAGTGGCCGGTGAGCGTGACCACACTGTCGCCCGTTGTCGTGTCCGTCGCTGGGTCGTAGGTGCCCGCAGAGAGGTACGAGTACGTCACAGCGGCGCCTTTGCGCGCGAGCGTGCCGCCGAGGCTCATGCGAAGCGCCTCATACGAACTGCCCGCGTGCATTGGCCGCGACGGCTGAGCGCCAGAACGGATCGTCCACGGCGGCGCTGTTCACCATCGTGTGGCTATAGAACGAACCGAGCGTCTCGGACTTCTCGGCCTCGGAGCCGCGGCGACGGTACGCCATCGCGGCCACCGACTTGATCGCGAGCTCGGCGCTCGTCGGCCGGTCGCCCAGGTGGTCGTACACGACCTCGATGAACCGAGCCTGGCCAACGCGTCCGAAGGTGCCGCCGTCGACGCGCGTGATGACACGAGACCCCTCGCCGTACACGAGCACCGCTTTGTCGGTGACGGCGAGCGTTTCGTCTGGCGAGGAGGCGTCATATCCCAGGCTGACCGAGACGAGGCCGTCCTCGGCGAGCGGATAATCGAGGTAGAGCGTCGCCGACCCGGTGCCCGCATGGACTTCCGTCCGCTCGCCGCTGGCCACGTAGTCTCCGACCGCCCGGCCCGTCTCGCTCGCGAAGAGTGCCTCGACGTCGTCGATGAGTTGCGTGAGTAGCGCATCATCAGCCGACGCCGGGGCGTCACCCAGATAGGTCTTGAGCTCCGCTAACGAGACGAGGACGGGCACGCATCACTTCCCGCGCTTCGCGGATGACTTCTTGGCCGCGGTCTTCTTCGTCCCCGACTGCTCAGAGGGCTCGGTCGACGGATGCTGCGGCGCTACGTCCGCCTTCGCTGTCGGCGCGCTCTTCGCCAGTTCTGCCGGCGAGGGAGACGCGGCCACGGCGGCCTTGGCCTGCTGCGTCGCCGCGCGCGCGACCTCGGACGTCTCCGGCTCGAGCGCGGTGGCCTGCGACTCGCCCTTGAGCGGATCCTTGCCGCCCTGCGACTTGATGAACTGGCCGAGCGCGAGCGTCGCGTGTTCATGGCGCGTCTCGAGCGCCACGCGCGCTGCTTCCATCGTGTTCGGGATGTCCTTCGTCGAGTTCTCGGCCTTGTACTGCGCGATCGACTCGTACAGCGCAGTGAGTTCGGCGTCGAGCTGGTCGACGAGCTGCTGGTGCTCCTCGATCTTGACGGCGCGGTCCTGCACGAGCTTGCCATCTCGCATCACGAGGCCGAGACGATCCGCGTCGGCCTGGTTGATCGGATGTCCGGCCGCGACGAGCTGCGATGCCGAATCAGCGTGCCCTTCCTCGACGACCGTGTTGCCGGCCTTGTCGAGGTAGAGGTGCCGATCAGCGATGAGCGGCTCCTGCTGGGCGGTGACGCCGCGATTCCATGTGACAGCCATGGTCTGAGTCTCCTCTTAGCGGTACTGGAGCACGAGCCGGAACTTGCCGGCGGTGATCGTCCCCGTGGCGATGACGAGCGATGGCGCACGCGCGGCCGATGTCTTGACCATCGTGGCGCCGGTGCCCAGCTGGACGGTCGTCTTGAGGCCCGTGGTCGAGTAGGGCGCGCCGGAGACGATGGTCGCCGAGACGATGTCGTTCGCGGCTTCGATGGTGATCGCTGCCGTCGCCGCGGTGCCCGTCGTGAAGAGGGTGAGCACGTCGAGCACGGACTGCATGATGTACGAGCCGGACGGAATCGTCCCGTCGCTCGAGCGCAGCACGATCGTGCCGATGGCACCGGCGTCGATCGCGAAATCGTACTCGCCCACCCACGTCTTGATGGTGCGTGTGCCTTCGATATTCATAGTGTGTCTCGGTTAGCTCACGGTGACGTATTGGAGCGTGCCACCGACCTGCGTGGCGCCGGAGAGTGACAGTTCGAGCAGCGTGGCAGCGGCGGTCTCGAAGTAGCCGAGCGGATTGAACGGCAGAACGAGTTGGCCGAGCGCAGCGAGCGGCAGCGGGCCAGTGATCGCCGTACCAGCCGCGCCGCTTTTGAACGTCAGCGACTGCGCCGTCGTGTTGACGAGCACCAGCCCGACCACTCGGATCTTCACGCCCGCCGCCTGCGCTGCCACCAGTGTTGCGGTGGCAGCGGTGTTGACGACGACGAACTGGACTTCCGAGAGGACGGCCACCGATCAGAGTCCGGTGACCTTCGCGAACGCCGCCCCGCGGTAGATCACGAATGCGGCCCGGAGATCGGCACGGAGGGTCATCTTGCCCTCGATGAACTGGGAGCCGATCCACCCGGCCTGCACCTCGATGCCCTTCTTGTACAGGAGCTGCGAGTAGGTCGTGAACGCGCCCACGACCGCGTTGCCCGCCGTCAGCGCTTCCGTCTGCGCGACCGGGAGTCCCCACATCGTGTCCGCACCGACCATCGTCGGTGGGCCGAACTGGTAGTCGCCCTGGGCGTTCTGCGCGAGCCTGACGTTCGCCCAGTCGGTGCCGTGCATGGCGATCGTGTCGGGGATGGCGCGGCCCGTGATCCGGACCAGCGTCATCGCCTTGAAGATCGCGTTCGCGGTCGAGTCGGCACCCTTCGCCTGCGTCTGGATGCCGGACGCCGTGAACACACCCTGGAGATTCGGCGAGATGCCATCGCCCACCATGATCTGCTGGTCGAGTCGCGCCTCGAGGCCGAAGCGAAGGCGGTTGTCGAGCAGCGAGCGCATCGAGCCGACGTCGGCGAGCTGCTCGTCCGTGACCGGGATCTGCGAGCCGATCTTCCGGACGGCGGAGGTCTGGCGCGCGAACACGAAGGCGTCTTCAGCGTAGGTGCCGGCTTCCGCGAGCTCGGCGGCGGCCTGCGTGCGCGTGGTCTCGAGCATGAACGGGATCTCGAAGAGATCCGTCGAGTCGGTCGGAATACGGTCGAGGATCTGAACGGGGCGGATGATCTTGTCGACGAACCGATCGCCATTCCCCGTGCGCGGCTGCCAACCGGCAGACGTCTGCAACAGTGTCTTGAGATCGATGTCGATCTCGACGGCCAACTGCTCGCGGCGGCCGCGGCCCTTGAACTCCTTCGAGTCGACCACCATCTGGCCGAAGGTCTGCTGCTCGTGCCCCGAGCGTCCCGAGGACGGCAGTACGACCCGGAGGGGCCGCTTGAGATCTTCGGTGACGCGCTGCACGCCGGACTTCATTTCGGCGTGGTGCATCTCGTCGATGTCCGCGTTCAGCTCTTCGATCTCGAAGTAGAGCGCATCGATCATCGACTTGGCCTGATCGGCATTTTCGACGCCGAGCTTCTCGAGCAGCGGCTTCTGCGACATGTCGCGCTTGCCGTCCACCAGGCTCGCGGCATCGGCCTCACCCCACAGCTTGGCCTTCGCCGCGAGCTTCTCGCGCTTTTCCTTGAGGGCGGCGGAGTCGGTCATGCCCGCGACGCCAAACGCGCCGAACGGGAGCGCGCTGGCGTGCAGCGAGCCGTGGGTGACCAGCCACGCCAGCACGGCGAGCACGATCACCGCCAGTGCGAGCCAGCCGAACGCCGAGACAAGAGGAAGGGGCGAGGCTCCTGCGGCGCTGAACGTCAGCGACCCGCCGCCGCGAGACTGCCACAGCGGGGTGAATCTCCCGCCGACCTTCCGAAGAACGATGTGCATGGCGACCTGTCCGGGTGTCCCGGTGAATGGCTGGTCGCCTCGGAAAGCAAAAAGGCCGGCCAGCGCGTGGAACGCGCGTGACCGGCCGCAATGGCCCTGTCGAAAAATTCGGTTGTGGCTACGACTTCAGCGTAACATCACGCCAGGATGGCGTCAATAGCGAGTTGCGCTGCTCGGCCGCCACTGGGGCCGAAGGTACAAACACGTTCACCCAACCACAAGACCGGCAGCGGTGGCGGCGCTCCTCCGGGTGGATTTGATCGAGCGAGCGCTCGAAGAGCGACGGCTTGAACCGAATGGCGAGCTGCATCGCTCGATCGGCCTCCACACGCAGATCCTTGTTGCACGCGTCGCACTTGAGCCAGACGCCGCTCATCGCCGCCGCTCCACTCCGGCTGGCGGCCGACGGAACCGCCGATCGCCGTCGCTGTCGATGGCGGTTTTCTTCATGAGCACCGCGCGCCGCTCCGTCTCGGCCTCCTCGTCCGCGAGGCGCTTCGCCTCGATCGCCGGATCGGGCGGAACCTCGACCGGCGGCGCCACAACCTCCGCCGCCTTCACGCCCACCGTGCGCGTGCCCACGCCAGCGCCGATGATCACCGGGCTCACCTCGAATGCCTCGAGCTTGGTGAGGATACGACGAGCCCCCTGCTTCCGCTCGTCGTCGCTGGGGACCTCGGCGCCGAGGATCCGGAAGCCGAAACTCCATTCCTGATCGCCTCCCATCTCCTTCAAACACTCGAACGTGTCGCGCCCGTCGGTGGTGGCGAGGAAGAGCCGCCCCTTGAACACGACCTTGTTCCCCTCGATGTGGAGCTTGCCCTTCCCAGCAGGGCGAGCGCCCCACACGGCGTCGTGGCCGTAGCTCGACATCGTCACCTTGGAGCCGTCGGCGATCGCGTCGGACCGGATGATATCCTCGTCCTTATCGACGACGTCGAGCGTGGCGACGATCGCCTCGACCTCCCCCTTCTCGGCGTCCTTCACCTCGAAGGTGCAGAAGGACTTGAGCGCGAGGGTCGTCTCCGGCGGGATGCGGTCAGGCATTGGCGGCTCCTGTTGGCGGCGGTGCGTTCGTGTCGGTCGGATCGGGCGGGGGCGGATTGTCCGGCGGGACACCCGGCGTCGGCGTGAGCTCCCGGATGTAGTCGTTCTGCGTCGGGTCCACCGGATACCCGAGTTCGCGCTGCGCCTGCGTGACCTTGATAACGTTCTCCTTGACGAGCTTGAGCACGCGATCCGTGCGCTCGGTTGGCGACTCGGTCAGCGCCTCGACCTGCGACGTGTCGAACCACGTCCGGAACAGGTCCGCGTTCGCTTGGAACTCCGGCAAGAGCGAGCGATCCAGCTCGTCGGCCATGATCGCCTGGTTCGGCTCGATCCCGCCCTGCCACGCGAGCTTCACCATCTCGCGCATCGTGGCGCCGACCTTCGTCTGCTGCAACCCGGTGCCGAACCCGATCACCGCGGCGGGAATGGCGAGCGCAGCGCTCACACGCTCCTCCACGATGTCGCGGATCGGGCCGACGTCGAAGCCCTGCAGATTGTACTGCAGCAGCTGCGCGTTCATGGCCCCGGTGAACATCATGGCCTGCGCGCGCTTCTCGCCGGTGAAATTGGCCTGCACGTATTCTTTCAGCGCGGCGGCTTGCTCTTTCGGGATTGTCCCGTCTTTTGGGGAGAAAATCACCCCAATGATCCCTAAATTCTTGAGAATTGCCGCCGTGAAATTGCCCGCCGCGTCGTCGATGTAGACCTCTCGCATGACCGCAGCCAAGGGCGAGAAGCCGCGCAGGATATTGGCGGGGTCCATGCCGAAGCGGAAATGCACGACGTCCGAGAGCGCCAACTCGATGCGTGAGCCGTGGCCCGGCGCGTAGGCGTAGTAAGCCAGCTCGCCCGGGTTGTCCGGGTCAGGGGTCGGCGTGATGAGGGCGCGCGGCACCCACCAGAGCTCGACCACGTCGCCGTTGCCGTTCCGGATCTTGAGCCAGAACGCTTCGCCGAAGCAGAAGTCCATGATGGTCGCCATCCAGAGCACGCGCCCACCGTAGCGTTTGTTCGGCCGCCGAAGGAGCTTCGTCAGCTTGTGCTCATCGACCTCCTCCCACCGCTTCTCGATGCGGCGTTGCACGATGCACGGCGCTTCCGGGAAGGTGCGCATCATCCACGCGAGGGCCGAGGTGATGACGGACGAATACATGCCGTTTTTCACTTCGGTCGCGTAGTCGTGATTCGTACCAGGAGCGCGCATCCCCGACAGGCCGCCGAACTCGAACGCGGCGGTCTGCGGCGTGAAGAGGAGCGCCTTGGCCTCCACTTCGCGCGCGGCCGCTTTCGCCAGCGTTGGCGACGGACGCACGGGGAAGTGGAAATTCCTGCTCATGCGGCTTCTCGCTGGGCAACCGCCGCGATGGCCTCAGTGTACTTCGCCACCCACTGTTCGATCGTCATCTGCTGGCCGGACTGATAGACCGTGAGCACAGCGGCCTGCGCGCGCTCGAGGGTCTTGCCGTTGAGCGGCGCAAGCGTCTTCTCGACTACGCGCGCCACTTCTGGCGCGAGGCGCAGCGGGCGGGATTCCATCGGGAGTTTGCTCATCGGGCCATTGCCATGAAGGGGAGCGCCGTCTGACGGCGCGCTAGTCCAGCTAGGCGAGCGACAGTAATCGCGTGTTGTCGCAAGAGATCAGCGGTCTTCTCGTCACCGTACTTGGCCAGCACGGCTGCCTCCGCATTCCACTCGTTCGCGACGTCGTTGAGAAGTTCAAAAGCGGGAGGTCCATCCACAGTTCACGCTCCAGGGAGATCGAAACCCACCACACCCCAATCCGACGATGACTCCACCATCAGCCGCGAGACCCCCATCAGGGTCGCCACCACGCCGTCGATCCGTCGCGTCGCTTTCTTCGGCTTCACCGGGCGAATGCGTCCCGCGTCGTCCGTCTTCACCGTGCAGTTCTCGACGTTCCATCGGAGTACCCGATGTCCGTCGTGCCGCACGCGCTTGCCCTTGACGAGCGCCTCGAGCAGGTGCGCTGGCTCGGACATGTATTTGTAGTTCTGGAGGATCTCGACCATGCGAAACCCTTCGCCCTGCAGCTTCATCGCGATGTCGGTAGCGAAGGCGGGATCATATCCGATCTCCGCTCCGCGAAGTCGCGGGAACCGAGGGACGATCTCGTCGCGGATGTCGCGAAAAATGCGGTCATAGTCGATGACGTTCCCTTCGGTCGCGCGAATCAGGCCGAGCCGGTGCCACTCGCTGTACGGCACGCGGTCTTTCTTCTCGTGCTCGCGCATCGTGTCGAGCGGGATCCAGAAGAAGGGCACCGTCGTGATGCGGTAGTTGAGCGAGATGGACCGCTTCACCGGCTCCCCGAATTCGTCGGTGCCGATCACGTCGATCGACTCGGCCGTCTCGGCGAGCGGTGTCTTGAACGTGAGCACGAAGGCCGTCAGGTCGTACTTCTGCGACATATCCAGTCCGCCGGCGAGCGAGAGCGCTTGGAGCTCGCCGTCCGCGACCGGCCCCTCGCACGCGTCCCACCAATCGACGGGCATCCACGCGTCCGCGCCGTTGACCCAGCGGTTGAGCGTGAAACGGAGGAAGTCGTTGAGCTTCCGCGGCTCGACCTTCGCCTTCTCGCACTCCGCTGCGATCGCACTGTGCTGCACCGTGATGCCGTGACCCGGATTCACCTTGCGCCACGTCTTCTCGTCGGTCCAGTCGTCGTCGCTCGACGCCTCGAAGATCACCGGCAGCGCGGTGTCGTCGTTCACCGTGCCCGAGAGCACGCGTTTCGCGTACTCGTATTCCTCGTACCCGATCCCCTCGTCGTCCTCGCCGGCGTGCGTGATGATGATGAGCAGCGGTTGCCGGCGCTTCTTCATCGACTTCGTCAGCGCCTCGAACAGGTTCCGGTCTTTCTGGTTGTGGATCTCGTCGAAGATGATCCCATGCGGCCGGAAGCCATGCTTCGTCGAGGCGTCGGACGAGAGCACCTTGTAGGTCGATCGTGAGCCCGGATGGTAGATCGCGTCGCGCAGCACCTCGCACATCTCGAGCAGGTCAGGCGATTCCTCGACCATGATGCGTGCGTTGTCGTGGACGATCTTGGCTTGCTTGGTGTCCCCGGCGCACGCGTACACTTCTGCACCCGCCTCGCCGTCGCAGAGCGTGAGATAGAGGCCCGTGCCGGCGCCCCACGGCGACTTCCCTGCCCCCTTCGGCAGGAAGGCGAACACGCTCTGGAACCGACGAACACCCGAGTCCGCGCGCTTCCAGCCGAAGATCGGCCGCGTGAGCAGCAGCTCCTGGTATGGCATCGGCACGAACGGCGTTCCGGCGAACTCCCCGATGTGGTGGCTCAGGAACGTCGGGAAGAAGTCATACGCCTTGTCCGAGTCCGCCTGGTCGTAGTAGAAGCGACCACATGGACTGGTCCACCGATCGTCATCCCACTCGGCGTCGAGCGGAATGGTGACGCCAGGCCAGCGCTCCAGTGGCGAAGCGCCATTGCCCCACCAGCCATCGGTCGGCGGGCGGCGGCGCTTCGTCGTCGTGCGGCGAGGACGAACGGCGGTCGTCATTGGGGCCGTGCGGGCAATCCTACACTCGTCCGCCACCATTCGTTATACGACTGCGCGAGGAACCCGAGTCCTTGGCCTATCAACCAGCGGCGCTCCTGACGCAAGCGCCGCCGGACACGCTCGTTTTGCTCGGAATCGTAGATCCCGCGGACACGTTCCCTGCTGATGCCGTGCTTCTGGCCGATCTCGGTCAGCGTCATTCCACGAACGCGGTCCCAGTAGATCCGTGAGTCGCGCTCGCTGGTGGCGCGCGGCGCCCTAGCTGATGGCACGGTCGCCGCCTGTCTCTGGCGAAAGCGCTCCCAGTATTCGGCGTCCGTCGTCATGCGCCCGTCCCGAAGAACCGCTCGCGCTTCGTCGCTGCGGCATCCTTCGCCACCACCTTGACGGCCTGGACGCCGGAGCGGCTCGACGGATCGAGCCCGAGTCTGCCCTCCTGCTGACTGCAGCGCGCGCGGAGCTTGATCAAGTAGTTCGCATACCCGAGCCGATGCGCGTCCTCTCGTCCGACCACCGAGATCAGCTTCTCGTACTCTGCGATCTCCGCGACCATCGTGCAGTACTGCTGGAAGCCGTGCATGTCGGCCTCGGTCAGCACGCCGCGGCTCACGAGCAGGTCAGCCAAGCGCTTCCACTCAGCGCGCGCCGCGACGGACATCCCCTTCGGAGGCTTGAGCGTCGTCGGCTTCGGCAGTTCGGGCTCGGCGCTGTTCACCTTGTGGTGCCCAGGCGTTCCACGCTCGAGCTTCAGCGCCGTCGGCTTCGCCTTCGGTCCACGGCGGCCCACCTAGACGATCTCCAGGCAGGGGGGTACCCCCCCCTCACGAAAACTCGGGGGCGTACACGAAATGGGGACCGCCGGTCCGGCAGGGGGGTGGCCTGAAAGATTTCGCTCACCCCCCCGTGGGCGCGACCTGCCGCTCTCTGGTCGGTCGTAGCGACCGGTGTGCGTGTCGTGGCAGGGCTTGGCCCATCCATACCACGTCGCGCGATCCCAGAAGAGAGTCTTATCGCCTTTATGCGGAGGGTCGTGATGGACGACGGTCGCAGGCGGTGCGTCGTTCTTACCCTTGTGCGCAGGGCACTCGCAGAAGCGATGCTTGGCGAGGAATCCCTTGCTGGCCTTCTCCCATGCGACGCTATAGCCGCGCTTGCGGGCGGAGAGGCGAGGGCGGGGCGTTGGTGACTGGCCGTGGACGTGCGCGCGGGGAGGGCGAGTCGGCATGGTGCATCATGCCACTCAGTCGCGCGGAGAGTACCTACTTAGGGCAGTGAGTACCCGTCAAGAATGGCGGGACGGGTTTGAACCCGATGATGCGCAACTGCCAGGCGCGCGTATTCGCCGAGAGCGTGCGGAACTCAGGATGTTCGATCAGGAGCGGGGCGAGGCGAACCGTGCTCCGCGACCGCTTTGCGGTGCTCGTTGACCCGCTCGCGCACCTCGCTGGGGCTCACATAGGTCTTTCGGACAAAGAAATATCCATACCGACCGCCAAGCGTTGCGGCCACGCGAAGCTTCCGAACGAACACGTCCGAATGCCCGATTACGACGACTAGCGATTGCTTGTACGTGTTGACCATGCTGTCGATAGTGATCTGGTGGAGCGCGATTTCCCGCTCGGTGAAGCGCGACTTGTCACGCCGCATCTCGTTATAGCGCTCGAGGATCGGCGCCCATTCACCGGCGAGTGCGTTCACGACACGAACGCGGCCGTAGTACAGGATCGCGTCTCCTATCAGATCCTTCGGTAGTTGCGACAACTGAGACGAGAGCGCTCCGAACGCGACGTCGGACAAATGGAGGTCGCTGGGAATAGCGTTCGGTGTCAACTCCGACTGCACCTGGTACGCCACGGCGGTCGACAGATTGAGCCCCACTTCCTCGGCCAGCATGAACGCGAGGCCCCGTCGCGCTCTCGCGCCCTTGATGACGGTCTCCCACAGAATCGTCACCCCGACCCACGCTAGAAAGCTCTGGAACGCTGGGTGCGCCGTGAGCAGCGCGTTGAGAGCAGCCCAGTAGTCTCTCACCGCGCGAGCAGGCAGGTCTCGATCACAACACCCATCCCAGTCATGGCATCCTGGAGTGCACGAGTCGGTAGACGCGGACCTCGGTGGGCCTCACCGGCCCGAGCTCAATGTACCGGCGCTCGAGCAAGGTGGCGATGGCCCGCTCGATCGACCGCTCGGAGCATTTGAACAGCGACGCGAGCGCCAACTGTTTCACGGGCCGGTACTGCACCGGGTCGAGCACGTTGTGGTAGAGGTGCAGGTAGATCGAGAGCGGGATCCCGATCAGGCCGAGATCGGCGACCGCGTCGTTGTACCCGGGTGACGTCATGGGCGCGAGGGGGTGAGCGTGTCGCGGATCATCGCGACGGTGGAGAGCGCGTCGAGCTGCTCGGGGAGCACCCGGAGGACGCGCCAGCCGAGCCGCGTCGCTTCGTTGTACTTCTTCAGATCCGCACGGAACCCTGCCCCTCGGGTGTGCCGGCCACCGGAGAACGCCCCGCCTTCGACCTCGAGCGCGACGCGGGCGAGCGGCCAGGCGAAGTCGAAGCGCCACTTCCGCGCGTCGTGGAACACGTACTCGCGCGCTGGGAGTGGGAGGCCGTCCCGCTTGAGCAGCGAGAGGAACAAGGACGCGGATTGCTCGGCGGCGAGCTCGCGGGCTTTCCGTTTCGCCTCCTGCATCGCCGCCCCGCTCACGGTGCGGTCTCCCCGGTCGCCGGAGCGGGCGCTGTCAGTCTCTCCATGCTTCAGCCCTCAGCGCAGTAGACGTGATGTGCTCACGACCGGGCAGCGGATTCGCCTCGCACCATTCGGGGCCGGAGACGCAGTGCCACGACCCGCCTGTGCCGTTGCACCCATCGCACACGACGTTGTTCTCCGGGTAGAGGCAGCAGCAGCAATCCTCACCGCAATCGTGAGCGCTGTAGCCGTCCTCGTCGCAGTTCCAGCACCGCAGGTAGGCGCACGACGAGCCGCAGCGTGCGCACTGGCAATCCTCGCCGCGGTCGCCGGGGATGGTGAACCACTCGATGCCGCGCTCAATGCGGGTTTCGCTCATTCGGGCTCCGGAGCGTGAGGGCGCGATACTATCGCGTGCTGAACGCGGCGCACCTTGAGCGGGATGCAGCGACGCTCCGACACCTCTGTCGGGTCCTCCTCGCGCTCGAGCCGATCAAGCATCTCCTCGCACTGCTCGCGCGTCTCGGCGCCCATCCCGAAGATCAGATTCTCGGGGCCACGGACGCACTCCTCCAAGTCGATGATGCAGTACAGCACCGTGCGGCGCGCGGCGAATGGCTTGCTGCACACGAGAAAGCGACGCGAGCGGGCTTGCACCGTGTACGGCAGCTTTTCCTCGGCGAACCACACGCGACCGTCAACCGTTAGGTCGCCCACACGCTCGGTCTCGCTCATTCCGGGCTCCCGGCTGGAGAGGAGCGCGTCAGCATGAACACGAGAAGTAGGCGGGCCGTGGCCCGTCATCCTTGATCTTGCGACCGAGCACGATCTCAACGTGCGTCCAAAACTCCGCTGGGATTTCCCCGTGCGCGTCCTCCCCGTTGAAGTGCATGCCGTCGGTGTGCCCATCGACGAACAGCGCAGCGGCGCTGAGCACCTCTTCGTATCCCGGCGCGTCAGACCGACCCACGAAGTCACGTAGCCACGCTTCGGAGACCGCAGTGGCTACACCCGTTGCAGCCTCCGAAGTAGGAGGGACGGAATTCTCTGGGAAGTCCGGATGCGCCCACTCATGCCGCAGGGAAGTGATCGTGCGCGGATACAGGAACATCCAATACCGCTCGCCGGGAAACACCGGACGCTTGAGGAACGGGTCCACGATGCCGACGTGGGAGCCCGCCGTTGTGCCGTGCTTTGACACGTCCTGCCCCGGCACCAGCTTCTCGGACGCCGTGACGGCAATGACGGCGACATGCACCGCATCGCGGCCGCCTGCGCCGTCCGACAGAATCGTCCCCATCGTGGCGACTGCATCGCTCATGATCCTTCTCCCTTGAGTTCCGGTGATCCTGCTGTTGCAGTGCGTGTCATTCCCCGGTCCTCGTCGGCGCAGGGGACAGCGAGGCGCGGTCATAGCCCATGCACTCCATCACGGTCAGCCATGCTTCGTCACGCGTGGCCTCGTCGGGGCAGTCGCGGCGCAGATCGTGGTACTCGTTCACGGCGTCTCGTAGTCGGCTCCACTGCACCACGTCGCGGTCATTCGAGGCGAGGAAGTCACACGCTTGCGTGGTCAACTTCTCGCTGTACTCCGCTACGATGGTCTCGTATGCCCCCTCCGCACGAGCGAGGCGGGCGGTGAGGGTGGCCTGCTCAGCGAGGATTTCGTTGAACCGGCGGACGAGCGTGGCGAGGATTTCGTCGCTGTCGTCGGGATGCAGGGGAATGCTCATGCGCCATCGACCACCTCGGCACATCTCCATAACCACCTTCCACGCCTTCTCTGAGAGGGCGGCGTCCCCGCTCCCCTCCTCGCGGCTCGCGGCTGGAGTGGGGACGAGCGAACCGTCCGTGTTCGTGTGCGACCCGTAGGGGCCATGCTTTCCGATCGGCTCGTCTGCGACATCGTCTGGCGTTGGCGCACTCGAGCAAATGGCGCAGCCGAGATTCCCGACTTTGCCGTCGTTGCAATTCGGGTTCGGGCACCGCGTCTCTCGCGCCGTCGGCAGCTCCTCCGGTTCCGGCGGATTGGCGAGACGCGCGGCGAGGGCGGTCAGTTCGCGCGCGTCAGCGCATCGGTGCGCCGCGTACCCGTGCCGGCACAGTGCGGTGCGCGCCACCGCGTCCGGTGTTTGCCTCTCTCGCGCCGTCTCCGGCGGGGGGACGATGGGATGGTTCGGGCAGGGACCGCCGAACGTTGCTCGCGCGTCGTCTACGTGCCATCCTCGCGCATCGAGCGGATAGCCGAAGCGGCACCCATAGCACTGCTCCGGCGTCGTCGCGCGGTGCACCGACGACTCGCGGTTGATGTGCGGGTGGCACGGCCCAGCGTGGCCTTTGCGGAAGCGACAGACGTATCGCTCCGCTGCGTCAGCGAAGCCGTGGCAAAACTCTACGTCCACCGTCGTCGCGCGGGGCGGCGCGGCCTCGGGTGGGACGGGGCGGAACTCATAGCAGCCGCACGTCGCCTCATCGCCGCCAGCATAGCACTCGCCAGCCGACGCATTGTGCATCCGCGCCTCATGCCCGCACTCGCACAGCAGCGACTCGTGATTCGCGTTGATCGTCCGTGTCTCACTCATGGCGCGCGGGCTGTAGCGTGTGTAGAACTCAACGCCGATGAGCTGCGCGTGTGGATTGCCGAGAGCGGCCGATCCGAGCACGCGAATGCGCTCGCTGGCCATCAGTGTGCGCCACCGTTCCCCATCCGCGACCAGCGCGCGGAGGTGGGCGTCGAGGGCGGCTCGGGCAGACTCCTGCGCTGCTACCGCATGCTGAAACGCCTCGTAGGTCGTCTCGCCGCGCTCGTACTCTAGATCCTCGACAGCGAACGCTTCGCTCGCTCTCTCCATCGCGTCCACCAGCGTCACGAGGTTCTCCGGCAGCGCGGGGGCGTCAGCGGGGGTGTCAGCGGCCACGGCGCACCGCCTCTTGCCGATGCTGTTTGATGCACTCGCGCACAAACTCGACGCGGTCCATGATCCTCGGCCATGCCGACAGCCCCTCGCGCACCGCGTCGTCGATGTCCTGCAACATCCGCCGCGTGCTAGCACCAGTTTCGCTTGCGCAGTCGATGCACTCATGCGTCACACCATCGTGGACGAGCCCCGGATTCTTCTTGCACCGCCAGCATTTTGGCGCGGCATGGATGCGAAACGTCAGCGCCTCGCACTCCTGGCAGATGCTCCCCGTCCAGTGCGACTTCACTGTCTCGCCATCACGCACGAGCGGCGCACCACACGGGCAGGTCAGGTCTCTTGCCGTGTCCATCGCAGTCTTGTCCATCAGTCGCGTCCTCTGGTGAGTGGGTCGGGCGGCAGCGCGGGGGTGGGGGTGTCAGACATAGAGCGCCCTCCGCATCGCGTCCGCGTTCCTCGGGTGGCACACGATCTTCTGGTCCACGAAGAACATCACGCGCTCTGGTGCGGTGAGGTCGAGCAACGAGAGGTCAAGGTGATGCAGCGTCATCGCCGCGAGCCGATCCTCCCACCCATCGACCGCCGTCGCCTCCCCAAATTCCGGAACGAACTCGGACACGAACAACTCGTAACCAAGCGCGTGAACGCCAATCTTTGTCTCAGCCATCGGTCACGTCCTTGGTGAGTGAGGCGGCAGCGCATCGTCTGTCGTTGCCTCGGTGGAGGGGAGCGCGGCGCGGGCGACACCTTCAACCTGCGCCCAATACACGCGCGTCCCGTGACGCTTCCAGTACTGATCGTGGTGGTGTTCGCGCTGGCCCTTGATCTCGTCCGCGACGTGGCGCAGCGCCGTCTCTGCCCGCGTGGCCCGCTCCTCTAGCGCGGCGAGGGCATCCAACAGCGCGAGTACGAGGTTCGTCGCACGCAGGTCTGTGCTGGCTGAGAGGTAGGCGTCTGCCTCCTGCCGCAGCGTCCCGATCTCCGGGGCGGGCGCGGCGAGGGGAGTGGCGCGGAGACGGGCAATCTCTCGAACCCGGCGCACGATGTGCGTGTTTCCGCTCGGCCATGATGAGTAGAGACAGCCCACCGCCTCTCCGACGACTCGTGCAAAATCGACCCACGTCGGAATCTCGGCCGCTGCCGCATCCTCGGTGCGCCGCCTCTCCATCGCCGCCGCGCGCACCTGCCCTACCGGATCAGGTGTCCGCGTCTCTCGCGCCGTGTGCGGGGAGTCGGAGGGATGCGTCATGCGACTGCCTCGGCTGGCTGATCCACCGTGCGCGCGTCGAACTCCTCAACGGCGGCGTTGTATGCCTTCGACCCACGCCGACCGCTCATCTTGCCGTAGATGTCCCGCACGGCACGAAACGCCTTATCGCTCAGCAACTCGTCGATTGAGGCGCGGCGCAGATTCTGCGCGATCTCCTGTGCGAAGTAGGACGGGCTGTCGCGGAGCACGTCGATGAGCCACGCATTCGCGACGGTGTAGTGCTGGCGCTTCTGCTCCAACATCTCAGCATGGCGCGCGGACGCATCGCGGGCAGCGGCCAGTCTCGCCGCGCGGGCGGCTAGTGCGTCGGTGTCCAGCTCCATCCGTCCGTCGCGCGAGCGCAGCGCGAGCTGCCAATGCGCCACGCCGAGATGCGTTGCCAGGCAATCGCGCCCCCATATCCGACCCGCATACAACACCGGGTACAGAAGGGACGCGCCGCAGTTAGAGCAGATGCCTTGACTCTCCATATCCCGCTCCCGTTGAGGTGTGCACGGAATATACGCTAGCGTATAGTGCTTGCGCAAGGGCCGGTTATACGCTAGCGTTGAGCCATGCCGATACGCTGGGACCTCACGGCGGTGCTTCGCAGGGCGGGCATCGAGAACGCGTACCAACTCGCGGAGCGGGCCGAGATCGGCTATCCCGCCGCGGTGCGCATCTTCGCCCACCTTGACGCCGGGGACGCGCTCGGACGCTTCGACCTGCGCACCCTGGAGAAGCTCGCGGTTGCCCTCAACGTGAAGCGCCCGTTCACGCTGCTCCGCTACGACCCGGAGTGACGCGCTCCCCGCCGTGCGCTCGCTCGGACGCGGGGAGGGGCTAGAGGTGGTCATCCGACGGACTCCCAATACGCGCTCTCGGCTGGCAGTGGACCGATGAGGTACCACCGATTTAAGCCACCAGCGACGAGGTAGAGTCCGTGCGTTGCGCAGACCGCCTCCCCCATGTCGCGATTCTTCCACGTCGTCCGCCCATTGCACTTCGGGCAACGCGGAGTCGGTTCGTCTGTCGTCTCGCTCGTCATCATCGCTCGCCCTCCGCAACAGTCGGGGGAAGCGCATCAGGGGTGGACCGAGAACGATCAACAGCAAGCACCGGAGCCCTCTCGGGAGGCGTCATTGTGTCGAGCACGATCAGTGTGCGGTAATCCGGCTCCCACGACTCAGCGGTCTGGCGTGCGTTCCACGCAGTGATCGCGCGTTGTAGATCGTCGGTATCGGTGAGCGAGTCCGCGATGTCCTCGTAGTGCTCGCCGTTCTCGCACTCACGCTCTACGATCTCGTCAGCGGTTGGAAGCGTGAACGGCTTCTGGATGCACGCCCACACCACGTCGGGCAGCGGCACGCCTTCATCGTCGTAGCGTTCG